CCCTCGGCGTGAACGTTCCCAGTCACCCTGAGGGAGGCGTTCTCCAAATCTAAAAAACCATCGTTGCCTTGGATGGACATTTAATATAGGGTAAGAAATGAATTTACCTGTTATTAAATGGGATCACTCGGGAGGGACGAGTTTACGAAATTGAAGGAGCACGACTTCTACGAAGTCGGGGCAGTTGGCCAAACAGGGTTCTTGGGGTCCCCAGTGGTGGCTGGGAGGTCCCTTAGAGCCTGCATGTAGGTGACCCAAGCCTCTGGGACGGGGGTGGAGGTTGTGAAGGCCTTGACGGCCACCCAATCCGCTGCTTGGAGCCTCCTGTCACGTTCCTGGCGGAGTTCCTTTAGGGGCTGGGCGTCCACCAACTCTTTCAACTTCGCCTCAAACTCCTCCTTTGGGGGCTTCTCGTAGCCGGGGGGGAACTCCAAAGACTCCCAAGTCCTACCGACGGTGTAAGGTGGGACAACACCCGGACTCATGAGTTCATCTATCACCTGCACTATCAACTGAGAGCGTTGCATATACTCTACGCCGATAAATAAAAACCAGAGATTGTGTTACCGCCGTGTTCAGTGTTGACATAATGATTTGTAGTATGCACAGCGAATGTATCCCCCACCTCTAAATCCACTATGATGCTTCCTGCTATATTTCTCCTATAAGCCCCCTGGCTACCTGGTTGGTTGGCATTGTGGTATCTAACACCATTCTTAAACCACCCCCACATTGTAAACTCTATAGCGGTCCCTGAATTATAGCTAGTAAAATTCGCATTAAACTTGTAGTATCCCCTTATAGGGGCTGTAAATAGACCAGTTTTACTATCATATCCTCCACCAACATTCAAATGAACATAGTTCCATTTGACAATAACACTAGCCCCCGAAGTCCCCGCATTGAAAGTCAAACCTTGGGATGACGCTTCGAACATCACGGGACACCTGAGGCTCAGGTATGTCATTCGTTCGATGTACATTTTTTCATCAAAAACCTTCACAGATCCACTAGTAATTACGGGATCATCATTTTCATTTCCGGCTATGTATACCTTACCATCATCAGATATAGCTACAGAAGTACCGAACCCCTCACCACTGGGGTTCACTCCTGTATATTCTCGCTTTACGGGTGTCCACACCCCATTTGTTCTTTCGTAAGTATGAATCGCACCCGATTGGGTTTGTTCTGTATCTTCATATGGAGCCCCTACTATGAGTGTATTACCATTTTGAGATAGACCTACAGTCCAACCGAAGTATTTCTCCTCAGCAACGGCGGTGTCATATTGAAACGTCTGTGTGGGAGTGTTCGACCAGGCACCACCAGATTTTACATACATAAACACCCTTCCCATGTTTGATGATGTCGTATCATCATTCGGGGCTCCGACCGCAATGACATTGCCGTCACCCGAAATGTCCAAGCCCTGAGCGTAGAATTGCGTCGTTGTATTTGGTGGATACAGTTTCAAGGTTTGTGACCAGGTACCCCCTCCACCCTTATCAAAAATGTAGGCGGCACCCACATTGGCCCCCACTCCATCATGTACATAAGCTCCAACGACGAGGGTTGTTCCATCGTCGGATATTCTAACTCTACTACCGAACCATCCATTTGAGCGTGTATCCGATTGAATTATTTTCTGGACTTGTGTCCACGTAATCCCCACCTTCTCAAATATGTACGCAGACCCCTGAGCAGAAGCACCGTCGTCGTCATTCGGGGATCCGACAACTATAGTTGAACCGTCTCCAGACACACATACACCCGAACCAAAATTGTCATTCGCAGCAATATCACTGGAAAAGATTTTTTGGGTAAGTGACCAGGTTGCTCCAACCCTGGTGTATATCACCGCCATACCCCCGTCAGTCACCCCACTCTGATTAGAAAATTGATTTCCCACCACAAATATTGAACCGTCAGCTGAGAGAGACAATGAATCTGGATGTGGCCATGTCGCCGAATTGTTGGCACCCCCAAAATTTTCATCACCATCAGTAAACTTTTGAACACGCTGCCATTCACCGAGAGAGTTTTGTGTGAATATATATACTGCACCAGCACCAGAACCGGCATCGTCATCGTGAGGTGCTGCGGCGGCTATGACTTTTCCATCACCGCTTATAGCTACACATTGACCAAAAAGGTCACCATCGGTGTCGGTGTACCCCAATTGATCAGGGTACAATACCGTCGTCCGCGTATACACATTGGTGTTCTCTCCCACACTCAGTTCAACGTTTTGGGCTGTGTTGGCGGTGTTGGTCAACCTCAACTTCCCCACCAACCCGATGTCCCCCTTCACGTCCAACTTGGCTAGGGGGAGGTTCGTCCCCACACCAACGTTAGAGCTCACTGTATCCACAAAGAGATTGGCGGTGCCAACCTGGACGTTCCCCCCAACAACCAAGTTCGAGGAGAGGGTGGTGTTCCCTGAGACGGCCAAAGTCGTCCCAACCTCCAAGTTCGCCGTCATCGTCTGGGTGTTGGACTCGATCCTACTGACCCTCATGGTGGCGTTCCTAATTTCCAATAAATTGTCTGGTGGCTCTATTGCAGACATTTAATATAGGGTAAGAAATGAATTTACCTGTTATTAAATGGGGGAGTGATTGGGATCACGCCGGGACGGCGGGCCACTCGAAGCCCCCCAAATTCCCATCCTTATCCAAGGTTGGGGTCGCCGTGGAGGGGAGGTTCCTTAGGGCCTGGCGGTAATCTAACCATGCCTGCTTGGCGGCCTCGTCCGCGTGGGGGTAGTCCGGTGTCGTGTACTTGTCCGTCTTGTCTAGGAGGACGTTCCTCTCCTCCCTAAGCTTAGAGAGGGGCTGGGCGTCCACCAGGGCTTGGAGTTTGGCCTCAAACTCCTCCTTTGGGGGCTTCTCGTGACCGGGGGGGAACTTTATGGATTCCCAAGTTTCGAGGAAACTGTAATAGGCTGGCATAGGGTCACTCTCCTTTATGAGTTTCTCGACAAGCTGAGATTTATTCATATACCTTAGGAAGATATATAAAATCCAGAAAAACCATTATGTTGGGTATGAAAACTACTTCCTACTATCCATAAAGCGGCAGTATCACCAGCTTCTAAATCTATTATATTTGAAGCCGAGAATAGTGGATATTCAGTATACTGTGGATCCTGATGTAATCTACCATCTACTCCCGATGGACCGGGGTATGGAAGTCCATTTTTCCTCCATTCAACCGCCGCGTACGCCGCCGACGACGCGGTCATACCCCAAAATGATAAATGATAGAAGCCAGAAATGGGAGCAGTGAAAAGTCCAGTTGTATCGTCATAGCCTCCACCTATGTTTAAAGTGATTTTATTCCATTTAATAATTTGTGTGGCTGCAACGTGACTATCATCGAGGCGCACTTTAAACATCACAGGATTTTTACTAAGTATTCCAGCGTTCACCGTAAATGTATTGCTTCGCTCTCTCCAAACTTCATCTTCAAAAATTCTTATATCACCTGAATTCGTACCGCTCGGGTCAGCTTCTTCGGTGCCACCGACATATACCATTCCGTCACTTGATACAGCAGTCGCTTTACCGAAATAATTTGCCCCCGAGGTGGCATGATTTGCATATTTTTTTGTTTGTGTCCACGTCCCATTGGAGCGATCGAATATGTATATAGACCCAGAGTTACTATGATTGTCATCATCGTATGGGGCCCCGTATATAATTCTATCACCATTTTGGGAGGTGGATACACTCCAACCCCCAGTATCACTCGTGGCTGCGTCACTGGTTTTTAAAATTTGGGTCTCTGTCACTGGCCACACGCCACCAGATTTCACGAAAACGTAGGCGGCACCCGAATCATTAGCCGTTGTGTCGTTGTATAGCGCTCCCGCGACGACCATACTCCCATCCCCCGCCATTGAAATATTATAACCGAGGGATTGGTTAGCCTGTGTGGTGTAGTCGGATGCGTACATTTTCTGTGTTTGTGACCAAGTTCCTCCAGACTTGGTGAAAATGTAGACTGCGCCACCGTTTGTAACTGCGGTTCCACCCGGATTATCGTGGTATGCGGCTGAAACGGCCGCCACCGTGCCATCATCAGACATAGATACCGAAAAACCAAATTCTGAGTTGGCAAGTGTATCTGATTGAACAATTTTTTGAGTTTGTGACCATGTGCTACCGTTCCAATCAAATATATAGGCAGACCCCTGAGTAGAGGCGCCGTCGTCATCTTGGTTCGAGCCAACGATAATAGTGGTACCGTCACTTGATATGGCTACTGACCGACCAAAATGGTCAGACACTGCCTTATCACTGGCTGAAATCTCCTGTTGGTAAACGTAACTCCCCCCCACAAGTTTATATATGTACGCGGCACCGGCATCGCCAATACCACCTGGATTTGTTAGATATGACCCAGCAACAATGGTTGAACCATCCCGGGACATGGCGATGGCTGAGTAGTGCCCCAAATAATCAAGGCCAGTGACCTCTGTATTTTTCTGATGTTGGTACCATTGACCCAACAAATTCTTTTTAAATATGTAGAGGGCACCATCATCTCCACCAGCATCGTCATCTCGAGGTGCTGATACAGCGAGGGTTGACCCATCACCACTTATAGCGATAGCACTACCAAAACGGTCATCGGCTCCTATGGTTTGGCCCGTAATATCTGTAATTTTCACATAGGCGTTGGATGTCTGTCCGGCACTCAACTCCGCAAAGTGGGCTGCGTTTGAGGTGCTGGTCAACCTCAAGTTCCCCCTCACGTCAAGGGCCGCCAGCGGTGCATTGGTCCCGATCCCCACGTTGGAGGTTGCTGGGTTTACGAAGAGGTTGGCTGTCCCAACCTCAAGGTTCGAAGCGAGGTGGAGATTGGAGGTCACCGACCCTGTCAGGGAGACATTCCCAGCCACCTGTAGGTCCTTCCCCACAACCACGTTGGAGGTGGTCACTAGACCTGTGGTGGCGTTACGGAGATCTACGGTGTAGGGGGTGACGTTCGAGTTGTTTGTGACGGTCGCTAGGGTTAGACCGGGGTTGAAGAAGTCTATGACCCCGACCTTTAGGGACCCCCCAACGTGGAGGTTGGAGGTCGTCGCCAACCCGGTGGTGGCGTTCGAGAAGGACACCGTGTGGGGGGTGGTATTCCCAACCTCCGTGACGTTCTCTAGACCGTGGGCTGGGACCAAACTAATCTCCCCTAGGGTCATGTTGTGGGACGAGACGTTGCCCACCACCTGGAGGACGTTGGAGGCTGTGGTATCCACATGGAGGTTCGACCCCACGGAGAGTTCGCCAGTTGGCCCTGTGTTAGAAATACCCACAACCGACGTACGGAGGGTGGCATTCGTAATGTCGAGGAAGCCCTCTGGTGTTCCTATCGGCATTTAATATAGGGTAAGAAATGAATTTACCTGTTATTAAATGTGGGCGAGTGATGTAATCACTCGGGGACGGTTGGCCACTCGGGGTTCGAGGGGTCCTCGGTGGTGGCTGGGAGGTCGCGGAGGGCCTGCATGTAGGTCTTCCACTCTTGGGGGACGGGGGTCTCTGTAGAGGTTGCTCTCGATGTGACCCAATCCACTGCCGCGAGGCGACGATCCCTCTCGGCCCTAAGGTCCTTTAGGGGTCGCTCAGCTTTCAATTGTTCAACCTTTTGGAGGAGTTCCTCATCAGTTGGTCTGGGTGTGTTTGTGTCCTCCCATATTAGTTTATCTCCTCTTACAATCCATTTACACGCGGGGTAAAAATGTAAAAGTGCACTACCGATGTCCACCATTATTATAGTATCTCTATTTTTATTGAGCTAATTCTGTAGCGGTTACAAAGGATACACCGTTTTCATAGTTATTTTGTCCCGCATGATCAAGTGTTCTGTTTATACCGACGGCCACACTGGTGGTGGAACTATTTCGGAACTGTAATCTATATGTTAAAGCACTTGTCGTATTAGGTGTATCAACCCATTCGATAGTTGAATTGGTCAACGTGGCGCCAGCGGCACCGTAATGCATGCTCGCCACACCACTCCAATTTACTAACCCAG